TTGTCCGTTACTTCCATAATCAATTCGATAATCTTTAAATTCTTCACTAAAACATACTTGCTCAATATATGACAGTATTTCTCTTGCTGTTTTTCTTGCAATCCACTTCATATCTCATTACCTCGCTAAAGTTTTCGTTACCGCACTAACTCGTCAGACGTTGCGTACTTTTTCCAGTATTTATTTTCATACTCAATAAACTTAATAGCCTCCTCTTCTTCCTGTACAAAACAATTTATAAATAAGTTTCCATGTAGCATTACTTTAAAAGTGCCATTTTTAATAAGTTTATCCTCCATAAAAAACACCTCACCGTTAGTATCGAATAACGCAAAGTCTGTGTAAGTGGTAAACTCTGCTGTATACGCAAACGGTTTATAAATTCTACCCACCTCAAAACCCTCAAAATGTTTCATACAGCAAAACGCTATATTTGAGCTTTCATATTTAAACCTCTGAGTTAGTAAGCCTCTTTTCCTTTTTACAAACATTTACACCTCCAACAAATCATACATTTTTAATATCAGGCGTTTTTTATTTCTTAATATCGTCCTTACTTCTACGTCCAGTACCTCAGCTATCCACTCCAGCGTTTTACCGTCCCTGTACTGATAAAAAATAATGTCTATGTAAGGGTCATCTGACAGGTGGTTAAGCGTCTGTCCTACTCGCCTACCGTCTCCCTTACTGTTAAAGAAGTTGTACAAGTGGCTCTCCACCGCTTTTAAAATAACTGGGTACTCATCCTTGACGAGCTTACGCTGGGTAAGCTCATCTAAGGTAATCTTAACTATTTCTCGTACTTGCTCTGGTGTCATTCCTCGCACCCCCTAAACACTTTCACACTCTTACCATTTACTTTAGCTGTCTTAGTGGATAAGCCATAATTACGGCTCAGATTTTCACTAAAAGCATTATGAGCTAAAGCCGTTAAATTATTGTCGTTACAATAAATTTTGTATCTTGTATACACGTCCTTAGACGGCTGGTTATACACGTCCACGTCCATGTCCAGCTCTTTCATAAAGCCTATAAGTGGGTCATTTTTCTCGTGGTACTTTTCCAGCTCCTCCTGTACCTTTTGACTCTCACTAAAGCCGTTATGCTTAAGCACTCGCTTAAGACCGTCCAGAGCCAGCTGTAACAGATACTCCATAGCCTCCTCTGTACTGAGCTTACTTTTAATGTGTGGGTCATAGTCAGGGTCTTTTTTGCTAAAACTAGCGTTAAATGGTATGATGATAAGTCGGTCTAAAACAGCTCCAGTCTTGTCTTTCATACGTGGGATAGAGTTAGCGGAAAAAATAAATTTACAGTAGTTACTAAACTTAAAAGCGTCAACGCCCTTTTTCTCAAAAGTAGTACGCTCCCCAGATACGAGCTTTTTAAAACCGCTGGCGTCATTAATAAAATTGTCGTTAATATCGTCACCAGCATTTAATAATTTCCCTACCATTTCAGAGGCTCTAAAACGGTCTTTTAACTCACTCAGGTCTAACGCACTTGTATTATCCTCGCCCACCATGTTAACCAGACAGTCTAAGAAAGTGGATTTACCGTTAGCCTTATCTCCTATTAAAATAAATGATTTTCGTAAACCATTACTCCTATGGAGGCAAAAGCCAGCCATTTCCTCTAACAAGTCTCTTATCTGGTCATCATTACAACTTACCTTGTCTAACATAATGTCCATAGTCTCGTTATAAGCGTCATAATTATAGTTATGTGGTATTTTGTTAGTGATGATAATACTAGGGTCAAAATCCTCCAGCTCTCCAGTCTCGATATTATAAATACCGTTTTTAAACGCTATATATTTAGGGTCAGCTACCTTATGCTTAACAGGACTCATATCATTTATATAGCTCGTAACCTCTGCTAACTGGTTTTTCTTAATTCCCTGTACTAAGTTTCTAACAATAGCTCCCAGCTTATTTTTACATGGTACATACGTGCCACCCTCATACATATACAGCTGGTCGTACAGTCTTATAGTGTGGTGTGTACGCATAATGTAATTTCCAGCTCCTACGTGGTTAAAGCCCTTATCAGTAAAAAACGTAGGTTTTTTAAATGACTCCTCACGTAAGATTTTATTAAGCTCAGCCTCGTCCAGTGAGTCAGGTAAGACGTATTTATTAAGTAGTGCAATAGCCTCTTTAATCTCGTCCTTACTCAGCTCAGCACTCTGTAAAGTTAAAATGTAATTAAATAAAGTCTGGTTACGTCCGTCACCACTCTCTAAACTCATAAAGTCTACTTTCGTCTTAACAGGCGTAAGCCACGCTGGGGCTGGCTCGTACTCCTCCTCTGGCTCTATGTCGTAAATAATTTTACGGTCTTTACCGTCAAATTTAAGGACGCTTATAGAGTTATGATTACCTACTTTAATATCAGCCTCTATACCGACAGCCAACTTTAAATGAGTACCGCACTTTTTAATGTTCCCACCGTAAAATAAGAAGTGTTTACCTCTGGTAGTGGCGTACACTCTACAGTTAAGCTGTAAGTCCTCCACAATGTCCATTAACTTCTCAGACGCCTCATACTCATCCACGTCTATTAAAATAACGTCCTCAGCCAGTAACCCAGCGTACTCAGGTAAGCCCTCCACCTCTGAGAGTGGCTTAGCGTCTTTAAATTTTATTAGTGGTGATTTATTTTTAGTGGGTAAGTACCCTCTAAATAACTCTTGCATTACTCGCTCAGTCCTCTCTCTTTTTCAATAGCCTCTATCTCAAACTCAATAAACTGTCTAGCTTTATTAAGCTCCTGTAAAATATCGTCCTTACGTCCAGCTCTAGCTATGTACTTAACAGCACTACCTAAGTTAAAATTTAAGCCCCACGCTCTTATGACGTCTTTAGGCTCGTACTCGCTGTAGCAATAGTGAGACGGATGATGTACTAAGTCTTTAACAGCTGGCTCGTATAAACCACCTGTACACACCATACAGGGTAACTCGTCAAGCTCTGCGTGTTCCCATTTACAGTTATTACAAATGTTATGCACTTTCATTCTCATTACCTCCAAAGTCACATTTATACGGTTTATGTCTCCAGTGTTTCTTACTGGTTTCACCTATATTTTTATCCTCTGCCATTTTCTTAAGTTCACTCTCAAAGAAAGTCCTAACTTTTACAGGCGTTTTCTGTTCCCATACTTTCAAAGTCATCTACCTCCTCTATATCATCTGATTTACATACAGGACAACACGCAAACGTCTCATACGCTGGCGTACCCCAAAACTCACCAACACATTCTCTATAAGTGGCTGGCTCAGTAAATAAAGCCCCACAGTCCATACACTCAAACATTTTTAATTACCTCCAAACTGTCGTAAGCGTTCATGTGCTAAATCTATATACCACTGTCTGTCTAGGTGGTTAGGTATCTTTTTACCTGTAATGTCTCCGTTATCCACGTAGCAATACTGAGGCGTGTTAGCAAACTTCTCAGCATTACCCTTTTTAACTTTTACTTTCATAATTGAGCCGTATTTTCTAACAGTGGTAGCAAACACCCTATAACACTTATTTGTGTGTTTCTGACCGTACCACTCCACGTAATCGTACTTACTTGACAGTTTTACAATTTTCTGAAACTGTATAAGCTCATCACAATTATTAATAGTCTCCTCTACAGGTGTACCGTTTATCATGTACTCACGTAGCGCCTTATTAACTATCGGTAAATCATTGTCAAGTGAGCTTAGTTTTTTAACGTAAGCACCCTTAGCCTCTACCTCTCCGTCCTCATTGATAAATAGATAGTTGTTTACGTCTTTCTGGTATATCTTAGTTATGATAGGGTCAAACGCTAAGCTAACACCTGTAAGCTGTTCCCACTCAAAACAAATATCATCTATACGCTCGTAGTCATCCAGTGACGCCAGCTTAACTATAAGACCGTCTGTATTAGACTGGATGAGCTGACACACACCCTCTAACATTTCAATAAGAAGTAACAGAGCTAACTGACCTGTGACGCAAATATTATTTGCCATAAGAGGGTCATACAGAGCGTTGTACTTGTCTTTCATACAGCCATAGGCTTTATTGTTACAGAGCTTATAACCAGCTCGCTTAGTCTTAAGCTCTGGAAAAGCCTTAAGCCTGATAGACTCTTTTCTCATCATGTCGTAACGCTTTTTACCCTCGTCAGACGTGGCTCTACTAAAGTAGTTATGACCGACTGTAAGAGACGGATAATACTGGCTAACGTCAATGTGTAAAAAATACCCCTCGCCATAGTATTTAGGTATTGCACCATGTAAACCACCCCAGCCAAAATCGTGTTTAACGCCAGCCACTTCTACAGATAATTTTTTACTGTATAGCTCTTTCTTTTCCTCATCCGTAAACTCTTTAGTGGTTTTAAACTGTCTGTACCAGTCCACTACGCTACGGTATTTGACAATTTTACTTAAGTATGCTGGGAAGTTAAGGTCAAACTCGTCTTTACAGTCCACTCGGTTAGCTTGCATAATTTCAGCTACGAGCTGGCTCTGTGTTTTACCCATATAACTTATAGGTAATTTAAACTCGTTTATTAGCTCCAGCTGTACGTCAAAATCACCTTTTAACTGAGTAAAGAGGTTAATAGTTTCCTCTACGTCATTCCTACAGTATTTAACAGTCTCCTCTATCTCCTCTGGCGTTAATTTACGCTCTATACGAAAGTCCACGCCTGTCTCATAAATATTATGTCCTTGCATAGCCTCCAGCTGTTTTAAGGACGTGTTAAGCTGTAACAGGTCATATGTGATAAGTGGATATTCTCTAAGTGTGCTACTAAACTGGTAGCCTTTTAACCCTTTTGTGATAATATGCTCATTTATCTCGTAAGGGTTAAATCCAGCCAGAATACCTTTAAAAATGTAGCTGTCATAGTCTCGTATGTTGTACCCTACAAAAATCTCGTTTTTATGAGCCTCGTAGTAATAACGTAGCTCAGCTGAGTTATTTACTATGACCGTCTCTGTCTTAGTAATAGGGTTAGCTATTACACACAGCCAGTCATACTTAAATGTCTCAAAGTCAATAAAATGTAAGCTCATGTCATCACTCCGTATAAGCTAATATTTCAGGGTCTACATAGTCTGGACTTTCCACCTCGTCTAAGCGTTTACAAGCTATGTCGTAATACTCAGGGTCTAACTCACAGCCTATATAGTGTCTGCCTGTTAGTACACACGCTACAGCTGTAGTACCACTACCCATAAAACCGTCAAACACTATATGTCCCTCGTCCGAGTGCTTTTCTATACACTGTTTTATTAGGTTTAAAGGTTTTTCGTTTTGATGTAATTGAGATTTACCAGCAACTCTATCAAACTCCCAAACGTCAGTAAGTCTTTTTCCACGTATTTCGCAACGCCCTTTATTTACTAAAAACATAAGCTCGTACTGTTTACCATAAGCACATTTCAAGTCCCCAGCTGTCCAGTTATTTTTGACCCATATAATCATATTTTTAATAGTGAAATACTTTTCCAACTCCTGCTTAAAAAACTCCACTTTGTTAGAATTACAAAACATATACATTGCTGTATTATTTTTCATTATGCGATAACACTCAGCTACATAATTTTTAATTAATTCCTCGTCATTATCTCCAGCTATTTCTGTACAAAACTTATGTGAGGTATCTTTTCTATAATTAGTTTTATAGCTCATTAAATAAGGCGGGTCAGTTATTATTAAATCAATGCTTTCATCTGGTAACTCTTTCATAAGTTTCAAACAGTCACCACACTCTATATAATCGTAGTCCATTTTATACACCTCTCTATATGATTAAGAGGAGTAGCTATTTACTACTCCTCTATGCAATTATTAAACGTCAAATACTTCTTTAATGCTGATAGAATTAAAATCATCTGGGTCGTACTCTACGTCCAGCTCTACAGCGTCAGCTACTTCCTCAAAAACATCCAGCACTAAGTCAGCAAACTGTGAGTAATTCTTAAACTCTACCGCTACGCTAGGCTCTAACTTCTGTAACAAGCGAATAACTCCGTTAATCATGTTACCGTCATTTTTTGTACCATAAAGTACACGATTTAAGAAAATACACCACTTTTTAAACTCACCCTCTAAAATACGACACTGTAACTTAAACATAGGGCGTCCGTCCTTAGTTGCTCCTACTTCCATTTTTTCGATTTTTACAGTGTAGTTACCAGCTGGTACAGCCTTGTCTGTCTGAGGAGCGTTGTTTTTTGCCTCCTCTAACTGTTTACTTAATTCTGCCTCGTTAATAGTTGCGTCAAATTTTGAAAAATCCATATTAAATTATCCTCCTTATATTTAGTCGTGTTTTCACGACTTTTAATCTAAAAAATTTTAATATCTGGTGGTACACTTATCCACCCCTCAGCGTCAGGCTCTACCATGCCTCACTCTGTTCTACGTCTGCGTCTAGGTGGTGTCTCCAACTCTGGAGTCTTAACCTCGTCAAACGGTACAGCGTCAGCTCCTTTAGCCTCCTCAATACCAGCGTTAGCTAATTTACTACTGTTTTCTGCCTGTACCTCCTCACGACTCTTACGCTGTTTACGTTCTGAGCGTGGTTTAGGTGGCTCAATTTCTAAATTCTTATTAATCTCGTCAATCTCAGCTATCTCTGAGTCACTTAAGAATAACTCACCCAGCTCGTAATAATTACGGATTTTCTCATCCACATATTTAAGGTCGTTGTTAATAGCGTAAGAGCTAAACATACCCTCTGGACTCTTTACAGTGTCCTTACCGTTATTCTGAGTGACAAAAGCGTACTGGCTGTCTGATACCACCGTCTTAAGTACAATAGTAAATAAGCCCTCTGGCGTGATTTTTTCGTCAATCATTCTGCCGATAGTTTTCATTTTTTCTACGCCATTGTCATCCGTTGCTGTATGACACAATAAGTATACGATAGTGTCAGCTGGTAAGTCGTTTACTTCCTGTACCACTAAGCTCCAGAAATTCTTTGCTATATCTGTAAATTTATCGTAGCCCTTTTCTGTAGCTCGTCTCATAAACTCGTTACACATTAAATACTGTGTATCGTCAATTACGATAACTTTTTTCTTAGTGGCTTTCATAGCCTCAATAATCTCTGTATAGTCATCTGTTACCACCGTCTCAGTAAATTTTTTACGGAATGGTAAAAGACTTTTCTGTACTGAGATAAGACAAATTTCGTCCTCGTTAAAATTTTTCATAGAGTAGCTTTTACCTGTACCACTCTGTCCCAATAATAAAACTGGAATTGCCATTTTAAATATCCTCCTTAAACAGTTCTTTTTTATCAACAACTTCCCAGTCATCTGTATTATTTTCTACAGCGTAAATAACTTTACCCTCTACAAAATAAATATACTTTTCGTCTACGTGAGCTACTGTGTGCATAATTCCAAACTCACTTTTAACTACGTCTCCTACTTTAATTTCCATGCTTTTCTCCTTTCTACTTGATACGCAACGACTCGCCACGCTCGCCATAGTGGGCGTACTGGGTATTACCTGAGTCAATTAACTTAGCTATAGCCTCTAAGTCTGGAGTCATCTGTACTTTTACACAGTTATTAGGTAAGTCAGCTGTCTCCACGTCTACAATGACTGGTAGCTTACCACCGTTACGCTGGATAGATACTGTAAAAATACCTTTACTTACTTTAGGCGTGTTAGTGGCTTTCATAGAGTCAAACATAGCCTTTTTAAGTCTGTCTACGTTATTCTCTAAGACCTTACGCTTGTCAGTAAGACGCTTAGCCTCAGTTTTAAGAGCCTCCATATCTGCCTCAATATTCTTAATAACCTTACAGTATGCCTCAATTTTTGCCTCATACTCTCCCTGTACCGCCTCCAGTGTGTCTTTTAAAATGTCCTCATCATCTAAAGGACTCTCTAAAAGCTCCTGTAATGTTAAAATGTTACCTGTTACCTCGTATAGACTACTCATTTTAAAATTACGTCCTCCTCTCTATTAAATTTATCTATTAAAAGACCGTCTATAATGTCCTTTAATTTCTCCCAGCCACTAGGGTAAGCCACGTAACCAAAACCGCCAGCTTTTCTAATAGCGTCTATCTTAGCAAGCTGTAACTGGCTAGGGTGTCCGTCCTGAGCCTTAACCTCGATAGCTAAAAAGTAGCCGTTGACACACGATAAAATGTCAGGCGTTCCGTTCTCGCTGTAGTAGTTACCATGATACTTAACACGATAACAGCCACGCTCTTTAAGATAGTTTTTTATTTTATTCTCGTAAGACTTCTCACTTGCCACTGTTCTCACCTCACTCCGTATAAGCTAATATTTCAGGGTCTACATAGTCTGGACTTTCCACCTCGTCTAAGCGTTTACAAGCTATGTCGTAATACTCTTGCTCTTTTTCAAAACCTATGTAGTGTCTACCTGTTCTTACACAGGCTACACAAGTGCTACCGCTACCCATACAGTTATCTAAAACTATGTCACCCTCGTTAGAGTAAGTTTTAATAAGATACTCTAAGAGTGCTACTGGTTTTTGAGTAGGGTGTAATGTATTCCCCTCGTTGTTAAATTTAATAATTGACGTGGGATAATTTGTGTATTCTTGAGTGTAATTTCTGTGTGATTTTCTTGCAAATTTATGACCATCTTTATCTGCTTTACAGTCTTTTACGCCATTTACTTCTTTTCCGTAATAAATTAATCCTTGAGGGTAATAATTCATTCTGTTATCTTGCCCTAAATGCTTTATATTTGATTTTGAAAAAACACTTATAATCTCATGTTTATTCATAGGTTTATTTTTGCAATGAGTAAACCCTAAAGCACGACTTTTTTCCCATATCCAGTCGTATTTATACATTTTTAAATTACTCATTCTTAACTTACTACTAAAAGGCTCACTACCAAATAATACGATAGCTCCATTGTCTTTTATAATTCTATTATACTGTTCCCATAAAGGCTCAAAAGGAATAACACTATCCCACTTGCAAGCTGTTGTACCATACGGTAAGTCACATAAAATCATATCTATTGACTTGTCAGGTAACTCTTTCATAAGTTCCAAACAATCACCGCACTCTATATAATCATAGTCCATTACTCATCCTCCCTCATATCATCCAGACAGCACTCACAGATATTACCGCTATAGCTGTCAAACATAATACAGCCACATAAATTACAATATTTCTTCTTCATACATTACCCTCACTAACTGACCGTCATTGATAATAGCTACCATACCTGTAGTGGCGTAAATCTTTAATATTTCATCCAGTGTAATTAAGCCCATTTTGACCTCCTATCCTACTCCATATATGACCTGTATAAATACATAGTCTCCGTATTCTTCTATCCACTCGTTACACCGTTCTAAAGTGTCTCTGTAGACGTCAATACTTAACCCTTTCTTAATTGAGTCTCCCTTACCGTCTCCGTCTGTATCTATTCCAGCTCCAGTATCTTTAAACTCATAAATCCCTATTAAATCACCTATTTTACCGTCATTATTCTCGTACATAATGCACGTATAACCTAACCACTCACGCTTACCAGCTACAATACCCTCTCTAACCTTGCTACCGTCTGCTGTTATTTCTCCCTCCTCAGCTGTATACACCGTACAGCGTATAAGCTGTGGCTCTATCTCAGGGTAATTATCAGCCTGTAGTGGTGTGGTATTTAAAGCTGTAACACAGCTTAGTAAAGCTATTAGTCCTCTCATCCGTCCTCCTCTATAAATAATTTTTCTGTATAGTCCTTACGCATAGCCAGAGTCTTATAAATACGCTCCTCTATAGAGCCTGTAACAGTTAAGTTATAGTAGTAACAAGTCCTATTTTGACCGATACGGTTAATACGTTTCTTACTCTGTTCGTATAGCTCTGAGCTTAAAGGTGGACTGTAGTAAATAATCTTATTAGCTTTCTGTAAATTCAATCCCATAGCTCCAGCTTGATACTGAATAAAAGTTATGCTATTAGCACACTCCTCGTAAGCTGTCAAATCCTTGTATTTTCCGTTCACAATGCTTACAGGTCTATCCGTCAATTTACTTAGCTCATCTAACTCAGCCGTAAAGTTATAGAACACAATTAACCTATCCTCAGTGGACTCCACTAAGTCCTTAAACGCCTCCAGCTTAGCTTTACTGTACTGACCGCATAACTGACGCTCGTATAACATTTTTGTCAGTGTGTTATCACCTAAGAGCTGTACACCGTCTACAGTTACCACTCTGTCTTTCCTGAATTTTCTGTACTCTTTACTTACAGGTACTTTAACGGTGGTAAATATCTGCTCTGGCAAGTCCAACACGTCCTCAGTCTTTAAGAAGTGACAGCCACACTCACGCATTTTACGTTTTAACCGTTCTACGTTCTTATAACCGTCTATAAAGCGTACTGGGAAACCTCCCATGTCCTCAAAGTGGTACTCTATGTAGGTATTCCAGTAAGTAGTCTTACTTATATCCCACCCTAAGAGCTTTAACTGGCTGTATAAGTTTTCGTAACGTCCCCCGACTGGAGTTCCTGAGAGTAGTATGACGTTAGCTGGTTTTAACTTCCTACATATAAACTTAGTACGCTTAGCTGTGTCATTCTGTATCAGTGATGACTCATCTAACATAAGAGTAAAGTCTTTAAGCTGTGCCAGCTCTGGACGCCTCCAGACTAGGTCATAGTTAATGACGCCTATCGCATAGTCATAACTCTTACACCTATACTCGTTTTCAATAACGAGCATTTTAAAGTCTGTTTTATTGGTAAGGTCTAGGACTAAGATGTTTTTATAATTACTCTTAAAATGCTCCACCCAGTCACTTATCTTAGACTTTTGACAAACTAATAAATTAACCTTAGCTCCTAACTGTATTAACTTCTCTCCACCTGTATAGGTCTTACCTAGAGACCCATGTCGTGATAAAATGCACACCTGTTTAAATTCTCAACGTCTTTTAACGCCTCTTTTTGGTGGTTAAATAAAGTCACGCTCATGGTTAAATCACCTCCCTATTTACCGCTGTAAATAACACTATCCACGCTAGGCTCACGCTACAGAGTATATAAGGTAGTACGCTGTCACTATCTAAGCCACAGCCAGCTATAAATAAAATAGCTACCATTAAATAAGTAATTCCCATTAAAATTTTATCTTTCACTTTTCACCTCATAACTTATTTTTATTTGTTCCTGAGCCTCTAACAGCTCTATGAGTGTCTTTAGTATGTTCTCGCCTGTAGGCGGTACTCCTATTACTTCCATACTTATTACTCCTCGGTTGTGATTTCAAGACTTATAAGTGAAAAAAAATAAAGGTGAGCCTCGCTTAAATCAATGTGTAAAACACCACAGGCTTTTATGATTTCTGGGCTTTTCCATTCTACATTTTGCTTAAGTCTTGCATTTACCGCTGTTCTTGACATTTCCATAGCGTCAGCAAAAGCCTCCTGAGTACCAAAGACCTCTCTTATTTTTCCATAGAGCTTACTATAATCAAACATTTTTATCGTCACCTCCTATATATTGTGTCGTGATTTCAAGACCCTACAAGACTCATTATATTCAAAAAATGCTACTTGTCAATAATAAAATTGCGTTTTTCAAAACTTTTTTTCTTAGTTTCGTGCTAAATGCTTGTATTTCAAGACTTTATATGTTAAATTGATATTACCCTGATATGGGAATGGAGGAAAATACATGAATGATACAAACGCAAGGAACAGAATTAGAGAGGCTTTACAAATTAGAAATATGAAACAGGTGGAGCTTGCTGAGAAAACTGGAATTGCTAAAGGTACTATTAATAACTGGTTAAATAACCGTTACCAACCTAAGCAAAAGGCTCTTATGAAAATGGCTAAAGTTTTAGAAGTGTCTGAGTTGTGGTTAGCTGGTTATAACGTACCTATGGAAAGACCTACCGAACAGAAAAAGAGTGATGAGCTGGCACAACTCATACACTCTATTAGGAAAGACGAGGAATTAAAAAATCTCGTTGTGTCTATATGTACTTTAAATGACGAACAGCGTAAAACCATAAAAAGTATAGTTACTGAATTAAGTAAAATTAATTCTTTACACTAAGTAAGCTCTGGATGAGGTACAGTAACTCAATGTCTGTACAGTCGGTTAATAATATCTCAATGTTTTTAATTAATAAATCTCTTTCCATAGCTACACCTCATTGGTCGAACATTTGTTTGTTTTTTACAAATAATATATTAATATAACTTTTTAAAAAATTCAATAGATAATTTATGGAGGTTTTTCTAAATGTCAACAAATAATAAAATAGTAGAGCGTGTGGCGTGTTATATACGTGTCTCCACTCAGGAGCAAAAGTTACATGGTATAAGTTTAGACTCCCAGCGTGACATTTTGCGTACTTACTGTGAAAAGCACCACCTTAAAATTGTAGACTGGTACGAGGACGAGGGAGTAAGTGGACGTAAGCTAATTAAAAACCGTCCAGAATTACAGCGTATGTTAAATGACGCCCACGCTCGTAAATTTGACCGTATTATATTTATTAAATTAGACCGTTTCTTCCGTTCAGTAGCTGAGTATCACGAGTGTATGAAATTTATTGACCCTGTTATCTGGACAGCCACAGAGGAAAAGTATGACCTGTCCACAGCTAACGGACGAGCTTTTGTTAATATGAAACTTACTATTGCTGAGCTAGAGGCTGACCAAACAGGTGAGCGTATTAAATTAGTAAATGAATATAAAGTACGTTCAGGACAGGCGTTAATGGGTAGTAGCTCGCAAGGTATCGGATATATGGTACAAAAAGACGCAAATAATATAAAGCGTGTAGTAAAAGACCCAGAGACAGCTCCACACTTAGAGGACTTTATCCAGCACCTTTTAACTCACAATAGTAAGCGTATGGCTTTAGAATATGTTAATAATAAGTATGGTACTAATTACAATTTAAAAAACTTCCAAAAGAAACTTTATGACACTAAGTTATACGGACACTATCGAGGTAATGATAATTACTGTGAGGCTTACGTGGATAAAGCCACTTTTGACAAGATACAAGACCTTAAAAAACAAAATATAAAATACTCAGATAATCGAAAAACTTATTTATTCAGTAGCTTAATTAGATGTCCTGTTTGTAACGACTCTATGTGTGGTAAGTTTTGCGGTAAACAGGTGGACAAACGCCCTAACGGTAAAACTTATGTGTATCATAGAAACTATTACTATTATAGATGTAAAAGACTTTCAAGCTATACAGACTGTAATTTTACTAAACTGATAAAAGAGCAAGATATTGAGGCTGACTTATTAGCTAAATTAAATGAGTATGTAACCTCTTATATGACTGTAATAAGTATTGAGGATGAAAAAGAAGTACGAGACGATACTGAGAAAAAAATAAAACGTGTAAAAAATGAATTAACAAGACTCAATAAAATGTATCGTAAAGAGCGTATTACTGAGGAGGAATATGATAAAGAATATGAAATACTAGAGACAGAATTAAAAGACTTAGAGGCGTGTTTAGTGCCTGTTTTAGAGCGTGACTTAAGTATGTATGATGAGTTGTTAAAGAGTGACTGGAGGGAGTTATATGACGCTCTTACGAAAGAAAACAAAAGAGCTTTCTGGCGTAAGTACATTAAACAGATAGTAGTAACGCCTGAGGGAACAGTTGACAGGGTTATATTTTTTTAACCCTGTCGTTGCCCTAACTACCATACTCCGTTCCGTATAGGTAAGTTAGGACAACCACAAAAAACACCGCCAGCTTAAATGGTATTTTATACCAAAATAATAAGACGGTCAATTACTATAGAAATAAAAGAGGACGCCTATTAAAGCGTCCTCTCTTTATTGTTACTCAGTAAATTATAGATTAAATATAATAACTCTAAGTCGTTACACTCATCTATCATATCTTTAGTTCTATCCCTTAAGTATGTTTTAGCCTCGTCCATAAAGTTACCTCCCTTTTATGGACAATAAAATACACCCTCGGTCTTATCGTTTCAAGATTACGTTACCGCAAAATATAACTTTATACGCCCATGTGTACCACGTCCACCAGCACGTTACCACTCGGTAAAGTATCAGCTGTAAACGTCAGACTGTTCGCACCCTGAGCTGTGCATTTTACGCCAGCTTGACTATATGAGTCAAGTGTGGTAGCGTTGCCCTGAATTACCACGCTCTTAGTAGAGTTCATGTTAACAACCTGAGCTGTCTGAGTGTATACAGTACCGCTCTTTGTCCAGCTACCAGCGTTAAGTGTTACTGTCACTGACTTTGGTAAGGCGTTAACTAACATAGCCTCCACGTCCTCGTTAAGCATATCTACCAGACCGTTAAACCATTCATTAAAAATAGCTGTAAACTGTTCAAATAAGGTAGCACTGTTAAGCTGTTCAATAAGTCCAGTTACCCAGCCACATAATGACTCGTTAGCTCTAGTGTCCTCGATAGCACTCGCTGTAATCTCACTAACTCCAGCTCCCACATAGATATAAGCTAAGCAAAACTCTTTTACTGTTTCCGTACGTGTCATAGTAGGCTTAACTGGGTTAGTTGCAAAGTCACCATATTTTAAATATGGTACAGCGTCTCGTACAGCGTCAGTATCGTCTACTCTAATCACTACAGCCACATAACGATTTAAAATAACGTCTGAGTCTGATAAAGTTAAAGTATACTCACTATCATTATTTACCCAGTGACGCCCAAACCACCCACGCCCTGTAGCAATCTGAATTGTCATGCCACTGTTAGGCTGTACCGCTAACTTATTAGCCACTGACTCGTACACACCGTCAGTAATTAAACCCTCAAAAATTCTACTCATCTGGTCAGCGTTATAAAGTCTGTCACCATTTACACTATTAAAAAATCCACTTGTCCACGCCATAAAAACACCTCCTAAATGTTAAACTGTGGTAAGAGCTTTACGCCACTCTCGTCCTCTGACTCGATAGCACTTAATACCCTTACATTTTTCTGTATTCCACACCCATTAATTACGGTTACTACATCACCTATAAAGAAGTCCTCACCGTATTTAAAGGCTACGTCACTTAATACCTCACCACTAAAGCCCTCGGTATAGGACAGGCTCGCTAAATTCTCACGCCCTCGCTCTGCCAGTAGCTTTAAGTAAGTGGTGGAGTCTATTTCATTCTCAGAGCCTTTATTACTTGAAATGTCTCTGGCGTCTGTGAATGTCTCAAAACGGTTAAGCCCAGCGTTTTCATTACCTACTGTAGCATACACACGCTCTAAGCCCTCGCCCTCGCCACCTACGAGAGTGGTATTAGCGTACTCCTCTGTACTTAACTGGTAATCTGTGTTATACAGGTTTTCAAACTCATCACTAAACACTACATAAGGTCTTTCTGTCTGTCCGTATGACCTGTCTAAGCCAGCATACACAACTAAAACCAGTGTATTATTAGTGATAAAAATGTCCCAGCCATAATTATAAGCCGTACATATTTCCGTTATAGCTGTATCAAGATATTCTCCAGTTACCTGTTTGTCGATAGTGTCTGTAAGTCCAGCTGACACACCTAAAACTAAATTAGGTATAACTCTGTTAGTGTCTATAGGCGTTATGGCGTTCTCATCCACCAGACGCCTTATAGCACTTTCTGCCGTTCCTGTCAAATTAGTCTGTGTCCACACTATACGCTGGTGTAATAAATACTTAAGCTCTTTACCTGTCACACATAAAAAGTCACCGTTTTCCACGTCTGTAATGACCTGAATATTTTTAATTACCATGACTTTTTCATAGGTAGCTACGCCATTTTCCACAGTTACGTCACTGGAGCGTACAACGTACCTATTCTCTTGTAATAACATAATAGCCTTATCTGTAAGTCCCAGATATATCTCAAAGTCACCTATCTCAGAATAAGACGGACGCCAGATAATACTTACATACTCATCTATAATGCCCTCTAACCTAAAGTCAGGCGTTAACACATAAATATTATTCATACGCTACACCCCACTGTATAAAATAGAAGTGGTAAAGGTCAGCTGTAAATTACTGTTACCGCTATCAGCGTCATAAGTAAATACATTGTCACCAGCCTCTACGACAAACCATGTACTATCCTGAGCCATATACCCTAAAGCGTTATAGCTTACACCGTCTCTAATAAGCTCTATTGACTTTTCCCCTACATTTGTGTTAATAACGAGCGTGTCAGACGGTATCATAGTAAAGTTAAGTCTTAACTGTGTACGCTTAAGCACGTCATATACAACAGGGTTTACCACCGTACCAGTAGCAAATAATTTAATAACCACGCCAGTCTCTATGTCACCAGAATTAATAATACTTCTACGCTGGTTAGTGCTAATACTTGAAAACTCTACACCAGTCTTAGCAATCGCAAAAGGAAAACTAAACATTTTAGAGACATCACTAAACATAGTTACTAAATCGTCTACATTTTTAAAGTACGGTCTAGGACAGATAATACTTATCTGTGCCACCTGTTTATCACTAAATAAGTCACACTCAATAAGCTCCACCGTTCCGCTAATATAGACCTCTCTAGTACCGTTAGTAAAGAAAATTTTAACGGTCTTTTTCACTGGAAAATACTTATACAGGTTAATACGGTTAGCCTCTACGTTACCCTGTATAGTTGTATAAATAACTATATTACGGTTTTCCATTCTCACAGAGTTAATACTACTACCGTCCGTAGTAGTATTAACTGAGCTGTTAATAGTAGCTTTAGGTGGATTTAAACCCTCAATTTTAAATACCGTATAGTTAGGGTTATTAGTAAGCTCTAAAGTATTTCCTCTGTCATTTTCAACTTTTAAACTGTACATTAAAATCCACCTCCAGCATATCCTAATAAGTTTTTAGACTGTCTATAAATCTCCAGTCTGCTAAGCTGTTTAGGGCTGTTAATAACCTGAGTAAAGTTATTTACTACGCCACCTCCTACAGAGCCACCGCCTAGAGTAGTGGTAGCTGTGCTTAAGCCAGCTCTCGCACTTCCTACAGTGTCCATAGTTAAGTCTCTCATAGCACCCAAAACGCTCTTAGCGTTCTTACTGATACCTACAGCAATACCCTCTGGTAACCACTTACCAACCTCGTCAGCCATGACCTTAGACGGTGAGTGAATACCGAAAAACTTTTTTAACTTGTCGGTAACATCATCGGCAAAACCTTTAATTTTATCTGTTAACCAACCAAACTTATCGCTAATACCATTCCACAAACCAGCTACAATATCAGCACCAACAGACTTAACCTTGTCAGGAATTTCTTTTATTTTTTCAATGAGTTTATTAAGTAATTCCTGTCCAGCCTCACGAGCTTTCTGTCCTAAATCAATACGCCACTGTACAATTTTTGTAATCGTGTTAAGTAACCACGTCCAGACTTTAGCTGGTAACTCTTTAATATACGTTATAGCGTTGTCTACAAACTCTTTAAATTTAGTATTATTCTCGTAGAAATACTTAAAGAGTCCAGCAAACGGATTTATTAAAATTAACAGTAAATTTTGCCAGTTACTTTTTACCCACTCTATTAAACCTTTAAAGAATTCGGTAACTTTTTTAATTCCTGTAGACACAGCGTTTTTAATATTTTCCCATAAATCTATCCAAAATTGTCTAAACTCGTCAGACGTATTCCAGAGCGTAATAAACGCTGTTACTAAGCCAGCTATTAAAGTTACTACTATACCGATAGGGTTAAGACTCATAACTAAATTAAGTGCTTTCTGTGCTATCGTCATACCCTGAGTGGCAACAGCCCACGCTTTAATTGCTGTCACAGCTGACGTAATTAAACCAGCTACTTTAAACGCCACAAAACCACTAGCAATACCAGCCAGCCCAGCTATAAGAGCGTCTTTGTTCTCTAAAATCCACCCCAAGCCCTCTTTAATAGCTGGTAAAACCTCGTCTTTCAGGACTCCAAAACCCTCTTGAATTTTAGCGTTAAACGCCTCCATGTCTACGTCACCGACTAGCTTTAAGAACTCGTTTAAAAGCTCTGTCACACCAATTTTTAAAGTAGTCATTACAGGCTCAATAGTTTCACCCATTTTAGCCATAGTGTCCGTATAATCTGACTGAGCTTTATTAGCCTCCATAACACTAGCGTTATTTTTTCTGTACTCGTCAGCTGTCGCACTATACAAACCGTTAAGGGTTTCTGTAATAAAAGCAGAGCGTTCCTGTTCAGTGTTAAGGCTATCGAGTTTTGCCTGAAACTCCTCCTCGCTCTGTCCAGCCCAGTTAAGAGCGTCAGCTAAACCTCCTGTGAGCTTTCCAGTCTTAGCTGTTTCGTTACTCGCCTCAGTAAGTCCCTCGATAGGTAAAGAGTCACCAAAAGTAGCCCATACTCCAGTACAAATATCCGTCCATGTCTGTAAGTCTTTCTCAGAGTCCACTAACTGAGCTAAGTGGTTTACAGCCTCTACTGACCTATCTTCCTCACCCAGTACAGCGTAAAAGTCCTTATATACGTCTGTAGCCTGTTCAGTAGTAAAACCAGCTGTGGTAAACGCTGTTTCTAATTTAACTAAGTCCTCTCTGTACTCTCTCGTCTCATCCGCTAAACTCATAAAAGAGCCAATAGCGTCTTTTACTCCACCAACTAAAGCACTTAAGCCACTTCCTACAAATTCAGCCATAGCACCTTTTAAAACTGTAAAGCCCTCGCCAGCGTTTTCACTTTCCTTGTGCATATCGTCCAATACGTCAGCTACATCTTTACCAGTCTTAGACGCTATTTTTTCAGCCTCAGACACTTCTTTTAAAGCGTCCTTGTATTTAGACATTTCATTCTTAATCTTATTGACTACCGCTTGCTGATTATTTAATTTAGTGGCGTACTCTAAAGCCTCTTTAGAGTTCTCACCGTATTCCTTTTTAATTTCTTCTAAGGTTTTCTCATACTCAGCTAATACAGCCTCCTGAGATTTCAGGTTACTGTTAAGCTGTTTGAGTTTTGCACCTAAGCCCTCACTAGATTTACTCCAGTCATCCATAGATGAGGCTGTAGCCTTAAACTCACTATTTGCGTAAGCCACCTGTTTACGTGCCTCTTGCATTGATTTTTTAAGCTCGCTTATGTCAACCTTAAATTTTGTCGTGGTTTCATTTCCCTTAGCCATATACTCACCACCTTTTAAAACCAGTTATCACCAGCTGGGCGTCTGGTAACATTACTGTGTTTAACTTCTTTGTTATTTCTGTTGTTATAACTCACCGTATTATTAATAAGGTCAAATACGTCCTCAGCTGGATAGTCCAGTAATTTAATAGGGTCTAAACCAGCGTAAGCCTCACACAGAGCCTTATTAATGTCGAAAAACATTTCTGACAGCGTAATATTTACGCTGTCGTTACTACGTTTTTTGAGTCATTACCTTTTAAGCTGTTAAGTTTAGCAATACCCCATTTATAAATCTCAACTCCAACAGCTCCCAACTCAGCCACGTCTACACACTCTAACTCTGTCTCTGTAACTCCAAAAGTAGCCTTAATAATTTTGTCTACCTTATCCAGTGAGCCAGTGATAAATTTAAAAATGTCATCCTCATTTTTAAGGTCTAACGTGTCTAAAGACTGACCGATATACATAGCCACTCTGTAAGGGATTTTTAACTGGTCAGCCTCAGCTACTCGCTTAACTTCCCTAAGAGTTTCATCTGTATAAATATTTAAAACTAATTTCATAGTGTATCTTTCCTCCTGATTTCCAAAAAAGAGGTGGACTATGCCACCTCTATTAATTTTTATACCGCTTTCTGTACTGTGTCAGGTGTCTGCACTTCTGCGAAAAATTCAGACTCTACCACAGGGTTAACGCTTGTGTCAATGTTTACAGCCTTAGCTGTCTTATTGCCGATAGCTGTAAATTTATGAGTAGTGTTAATACCTGTGAATACAATTTCCTGACCGTTAGCCTCTGCTCCGTCATCTTTCGTAGCGTGCTGGCTGTCTGGAATGTTAAATTTACCTTTTAATCTGAAACAGAAAATTTCAGTACCGTCTGTCTTTTCTGTGATATAACCGATAGCAAAATATTTGCTCTGGCGTTCACCCTCTACAAACATACCTTTCTCAGCGTCATAAGTCTGACCTGTAATCTGTGCTAACACGTCAAACGGAATAGCTGAGCCTGTGATAGTTACCTCATCCGCACCAGTAGACTCAATTACGATAGCTGGTACATTGTCGTAATAATGAGACTCGTTAGTAGTTTCTGTAGTACGTGATAATTCAGCCACGCCCACAATAGGGAATGGAGTACCGTAACTAATTTCTTCCGTTGTGTCAGTAAGAAGTTCAGCACCTACTAAGCCTCTAATACCTCTATATTCCTGAATTTCCATAAGGTTTTACCTCCTTAAATATGAATAAAAATTTATAGTTTCTGTCGATATAACAAACTTATCCCTCGTCCTGTGTGACTGTCCTCATCACTAGGTACGCTATAACCAGCACCGCTTACCGTAAAGCCAGCTTTTACTAAAAGGTTTTTAGCCTCTAATAATTTAGAGCTTACTAAGAGTGGGTCAGTGCTATAAAAGTTAAGGCTGTACGCCCACACAATAGTATGTTCATAGTTAGAGTAGTAGCTGTCTCCGTCAGCTGAGTCATTCCAGTAAGTAAAAAAGCTGTCTGGGTAAGGCTCTGCTGGTAGTAAGCTACCTTGTAGCCGTACTGGATAACCTAAAGCCTCCAGCGTACTTATTAATAAATCCTCCATAACCTTAACCCTCCATAACTCGCTTAATATGCTCACTTAAAATTTTTTCTTGTATCTCAGCTATTTCCTTTTGTGTCTTAGCTCCATAAATAGCACTTTCCAAACCGCTTACAGGTTTCATTCTAGGAGTACCTTTCATAAGGACAATACTTTTAAGACCTGACTTACTAAAATCAAAACCGACTTTAATAGCTCCAGTCATGCCCTCCCACTCTACAGACATTTCATTGTCGATAGACTCTTTTGTACCACCATGAGAATATTTACCCTTAGCTGGTAACTTGCCTTTAGCAATAGCTTTTTCTATGAGTGGGTTAACGTGTTTCTTAGACTCTATCAGAGCCTCCTCCACACCTTTTTCCATGGTCTGAGTACCGCCTAGCTCATCTAGCTTACTCATGTACTCCTCCCAGCCGTTAAACTGTAAGCCAATTTTATTACGTGCCACCTCTAACACCTCGTACCTTAAACTTTAAAAACTGGTTACGCTGTTCTATATTCTCAGGCTCACCCATGACCTCATACTTTTTACCACTCAGTCTTAACTGACTAGCACTTGTAATATCAGGTCTGTACCATGTTTCTATAGTAGCTGTGTCTACTACAGTCAGCTGGTCATTTACAGTAGTCTCTGTACCTCCATAGGTCTTAAAGCTACAAAAAATAACCTCGCCTTTTTCTGGGTAAACCTTTTTAGTCACGCCTTTTACCGTTTCGTATGTAGGGTTAAATAACTCTACTGGAATACAGTAAGGCTCAATAGGTCTATAACTCATTACTCACCCACCTCCTCAGAGGTATAAGCCAGCTGGCTGACTCTCTGATAAAAGTAATCAGAGAGCTTACCAGCACCGCCGTTATAATTCCATAAGTCTGTTACACCTCTGGCAATTACACCAGCTGACACATTAGACTCAATTACCTCAGTAGGTACTCCAGCGTCTTTCATATATGCCTTAACCTCATCAATATAAATTTTTAGGGTAGCGTCCTGATATTCACCTGTAATACCTAAAGCACTTTTAATTAAAGCTAAATGTGTGTCAGCCATTGTAACTTACCTCCTAAATATTAATTAAACTGTAGGCTGGATATTGAATACTACTAAAGAGCCAGCGTCTACTACTTTACCGTCAACAGACATAACAGCCTTTGTGAGTAAATCTTCTGTTTCCCAGTCCTGTTTCTTTGTGATACCCATGTCGTAAATTGTGTTAAGGATGTAGTCAGCAAAGTCGAATACAAACGCCTTATCGTCTGCTACATAAGGTGAGATAACAACGTCACGACCTAATAAAGTACGTTCAGCTTTACCAGCAATACCGTAATTTACACGAGCGATAGGCTGTCCAGCCTGATCCACCATAGCCACAAACTTCAAGAATGTCATTTTGTTCATGCACCACTTAGCTCCTGTTTCATATTCAACAGGGATAAGTCCCTCTACTTCACAAACCTTATCGTATTTAAGTGCTCCCTCAACAGTTGCTCCTGTTTCTGTTAAGATACCTTTAGGCTGTCCTGAGCCTGTACCATTGATAACAGCATTTTCTACAGCGTATGTCATAGCCTTAGCTACGTTTTCTACAAACTTAGCTTCAAATGCTGAGAGTGCCATAGTACCAACTTCCATAGACATAGCAATTTCACAACGTAATTTGTAGTATGCGAATGTGATTTTACCAGTAGCTTTTTTCTGACGGTCAGAGCCAGCTCCCTCAGATACCCATGTAGCAACAGGTTTTACTGAGCTTGTTGGAATTTCTACACCAGCTTTATAAGATGTCTTTGTGATAAGTGGTAAAATCATTCCCACGTTATCAAACTTTTCGATGATTTCATTTACTAAATGTGTAGGGATAACGCTACCAGCGTCACCTGTTAATGTGTTAGCGTCTGCTCTTAATTCTGCTGGGATTGGAGTACCACGAAGTACATATTCCATAAATGCGTTACGATATTCCATGTTCTGATTTTCCATAGTTTCTTTACCTCCTAAATTAAATGTGCTTACTACCTGAGCGTTTCTTACTTCTGCCTCAGCTGGAATAGCTGAGCGTTCTGCCTGTTCTTCTTCCTGTGCTGGCTGTTCTTCTTCCTTGTCGAGTTCTGCCAGCTGTTCCTTAGCCTCAGCAATTTCCTGAGCTAACTTTTCAAGAGTCTCACCAATAGCTCTTACCTCTGCTAAGTCCTGAGACTCGTCTGAGCGTTTCTTAAGCTCGTCCATTTCAGCCTGTTTACGCTCGATAAGATTTGTTAAAAAATCTTTCATGGCTTTTACCTCCTTGAGTTGTGATTTCAAGACTTTAGTCTTAAAAAAATTTGTTGCGTAATTTTGCCTTTTCAAGTTCCAGCTCAGCCTCAACACTTTCCAGTGCCTGACGTCTCACGCTCTCCAGTGTGGCTTTAGCACTTTCCAGTGCCTCTTTGTCTCTAGCTGATATTTGTGTACTTTCATAGGCTGGGAATGTAACACCACTTATCTCAAAGACTACTGAAATATCCATAATTCTACGTGTAGGTTTCTCTGAGTCTAAGTCTGTCCACTCGTCCTTTTCTATTACAAACATGAATGACATTTTATCTATGTCACCACGTTTAATAGCTGAATAAAAATCACGTGCCTTAGGTGAGTTTTCAATATCTAATTTAGCCTCAAAACCTAAGCCCTCATCATCTACAATTAACTTCATTGTAGAGTTTTTGTTATTATTTCTTGACCTAGCATAAACAAAACTTGTATCGTGATTAAGGCAAAGCCTAACGTCTTTCAGATTAGTATTTTTTAAAGCCCCTCTGTCTATTACTTCATAAAACATACCCATATCTGTAGTTTTTTCAAAAACTATAGCTCTACCTTTTATAACTCCACTTTCTTCTTCAATGCTACGAAGTTCACAATCTAAGTTATACGCTCTCGTTATTTTCGTCTGTTCCATTGTCTCCACCTCCTGTACTACCTACCTGATAGGCGTTAGCGTTGTTAGCGTCAATCCAGTTAAGACTCGTGTAGCGTTTACCCTCCAGCTCTGCTAAAGGTCTTAAACCAAAAGCTACACGCTTTTCATTTTCATACATAGCACCTGTATTACTTAACAGAGTTACCATTTGTATAGTCTGGTCTACTGACATAAAAATAAGTTCTTTAGGATAGAACATAATTTTGTTGTGGTGACTTAACTCACCGTCAGTAAGGAGCGTCTTAGTAAACGCCTGAGAGAAACTAATAATTAACGGCTCTAAAGTTTTCTGGTAAAATGCCTCATACTGTTCCTTAGTGTAATCACCAGTCAAAATACTAAGCGGTACGCCAAAATGTCTTAAGATTTTCTCATCAATAAATTTAAGTGTGTCAGCGTGTACCAGCTGTATCTCTTTCTTAATTGGTACAAACTCACTCTTTAAGTCGAGTGGCAAAAATCCGCTTTCAGACTTCTTTAATTTAGCCTCTAACTCTTTAAGAGCTTGCTCTGTCTTACCGTCATCCAGCATAGTATTAAACTTAACCACGCCATTAATAGCAAAACTTGACTTCATAGCTGAGCTTACGCCCTCTAAAAGCTGGTGGTTAAGGTTAAGCGTCTTTAACAGTGCCTCATTATCAGGCTGTCCTGACTCGTTACCGCCCATAAAGTCGTTAACACTATAACGATATTTAATGTGGATAACGTCAGCGTATTTTACTGTATATTCCTGACCGCCATTAAATCTAAACTTTACGAAAAGCCTGTTACCAGCGTCCTCAATAAAATCCACCTGAGTAGGAGTGATAGGGTAAAGACCGTCATAAAATCTTTTCTCTACTCCCTTTTCATCTTTCCACACCCTATAAGTAGGAATGATAAAAGCGTTGTAGTTTAAGAATAATAACCATGTCACCTTTTCTAAAAAGTCACTCGTTGTCATACGTGGGTTAGGGTTATTCAGTACCGCCTGTAAATTTGAGCTTACTGGGATAATGTCGTTACCCTTTTCTCGTATGTGTTCAGGTCTTAGCTTTTTCATTTCACTTACAATACAGTTAATAGCCTGTTGTACTACGTCACTGGCGTAAATGTTTTGTCCAAACTGAGAAAAGATAGGAGCGTAACCACTCATCACCTCAGCGTATTTTGTTTGTGTTGGAGTTTCCTTTTTAAATAAATCACTAAACCACCCCATTAGTTAGCACCTCCCAACATTTGACGCCACTCTGTTCTATTCTGTCTGTACATTTCGTACAGAATAGCCTTACATACAGCACCGTCAATACGTTTACTAGGCTCAGCCTTAACTATTAAGCACTGTCCTAAGTCATTAACCTTTAAACAGGCGTTTTTTAAACACCACTTGTCTACATCATTGTCATTATAATTAACTAGCTGGTGACTTAAGTCAGCCTCCAGTAGTTTAATAGCATTACTAAGTGTCTGGGCATTCTGTAATACCATTACCAGCTCTCCACTCTGCTTAGTCCAGCCGTAATATTCCATACGGTTAAGAAAGTCCTTAGCAAATTTCTGGTCATAACCACATTTCCAGAGCTTTATACCGTACTCTTTATATAAGCTATAAAACCAGTCAGCTACTTTACTCAGGTCAATATCATTACCCTCTGTTATTGTGACTAGCCCAGCCTCAGCCCACGCTTTATACTTAGCTCCAGCGTTGCGGTCATCTGAGTCCTCTAACTTACTCTCAGGGATAAAGTACATACTGTGTATATACTTTGTATTGTCCTCTGGTTTCATTAGTAGCACCTTAGCACACGTTAAGTCTGTAGTTTCTGATAAGTCTACAGCTCCTAGTGCTATGCACCCTCTAAAGCTCTCTAGGTCATATACCGCCTTATAATCGTAGTCCTCAATATTAAGCCAGCTCTGAGCTGAATTTTGCTTTATATTAAAGTCCTTACACAGTACAAATATACGGTCAGCCTTACTATTCTTAGCTATGTCTATCTGTTCATCCAGATAAGTCCACTTTTTAACGATACCCAAACTAGGGTTAGACTTTACCCAGCTCGCTCTGTTTTGCCATACCTCAGCCTCAGAGTCCTGTGTATACAGCCACGCTAAAGTACGCTCAGCCATAATACCGTCATCCTCACCAGCTATAATTTTTCTGGCTCGCTTAAGCTCCTCGTCTAAATAACCGTCTACCACAAAGCCCTCTGTAGTAAGATTTATAAATAGTGGCTCGTCCTTTAAACTCTGTGACTGTTCTACTGACTTAGCTATAACGTTCTCTTTCATTTCGTGAGACTCGTCTAAGAACGCCACATCAATATTACGTCCCTCTTTATTACGTGTACGGTCAGACAGCTTAAATATCTTTGTATTATTAACTTTATTGAGTATGTACCTCTGATTACGCTTAGTGTCTAAGTCATCTGGATCTATCAACATTCTCATAGTGTCGATAGCGTCATAGATTAAACTCGCCTGTGAGTCATCATTGG